AATGTTTTATCTGCAGTATTTACTGCTAATTCACCTGCAGCCAATGTAGTTGGTGTTGATCCTGAATTAGTTGATCGCTTAATTTGAATAGTGTTTGACATTATTACTTTCCTTATTACCTTCCTTTGTTAAAAATAAATCTTTTACTATATTTATAATCTATAAGATTTCCGTTAAAGTAAATTTATAGGTTTTCCCGTTCTTATTGTTTATAAGAAATAGGTCATTTTCACCTTCTTGAATTGTCCAATTTCCAGTTGATCCATCTATTGAATTTCCCGTTGATTGTTCATTAGATAAAGTCAAGTCTTGAGTTTTTAGATTTTGAACCAGAATAGTATTTTCTTCTGATTTTATTGTAGCATCACCAAGATAAAGAGTACCATTATCTAAATATAGGTCTCTCCACTTATTTGTTGGAGTCCCTAAGTCCCAAGTTATATTTGTATCTGGTATAAGATGAGTGCTCAAAGAAGTAAATTCTACAGATATTTCATTATCTGTTGATATAATTACATCTCCTACTCCAGTGTACTCTATTATTCCGAGTTGATTTACGTCAACTGATATTTCATTGTCTGTTGATATATCAATTCCAAATCCTTCGGTGTACACGGAACCTGTATCAGATCCCGAAGCAGAAGTATCACAGAAATTATTAGAAGAATTGCCTCCATCTATATACCACTGGTTTCCGTATACTCCTCCTATACAGGAAAACAAATCAGAAAATGTTATTCCGCCTCCCCCACCAGAACCACCAGACTGATCTATTCCATAAAACCAACCACCAGATTGCCATTTTATTATCAAGTTTTCCTGTTGGAATAGGTTCGGGGGCTCGGCAAGATGCTGCAATCCTATACTTTGATCTTTAACCGAAATTTCATTATTAATCACATCAATTGTATCAGATCCTGTATATTCTTCTATATTTCTTATTTGCCATGAATCTGATTCTTGTGACCAATATAAAACACCACTACTATTATTTGGTGGGTTTAATATTCTAGTATTCATACTTTTACTAGGTATCTGATTATCACTTAAATCTATACGAATAACATTTCCACTAGAAATAGATATACCTATACCTTCAAAATAAGTTTCTCCTGATCCTGGACCAGAAGAACCAGATAAAACAAATTCTACAGGGTTATTGGTTTCATCACCAATCCATAATTTTTTATCAGGAACATTTGCAGCCAATTCTCCAAGTTCAAGAGAATTCGGAGTTTCACCAGATATTAGTGATCTTTTTATTCTAATTTTAGAATATAAAATGTCTGGTACGTTATATGCCATATCTTTCCCTTGTTATATACCTTACTATATTTATAATACAAAAATCAAGGACAAAAAACAATATATTGCTTCAATCCTAGATTTTTTATAGTTATTGTGTTTTTTTCACTTCTATTTACATATATTTTATTATCATGATAAATTCTTATTTTTAATTTATTCATGGTGTATCCGTTACAAATTTTCCTTTGAGTAATGTTTTTGTATCATCTGTACTATGTATTTTTAAATAATAAAAATATTGATTTGGATAAATTCTAGAAATCGTATCAGTATAAATAGTAACTTTTACTACATTATTATTTATTATAATATTACCTATATTGTAATTAGTTTCGGAATAAAATTCATCATCTTCTGATACTGAACCATCACTATATACAGAAAACAAATTTTTATTAACAACAGATGATCTTCGAACCTCAAATGAAACTAAATCTGTTATTTCTATAGGAATATCATTAGAATCAACATATTCAAATTCGACATAAAATTCAGATTGCTTATCTACATATATGTCAAAAGTTCCTGCGTTCATACCTTTCTTCCTATATGATATTTACAAATTAAATTCCAGTCTTTTTTCTCTTTGTATGGTACTATTTTAATTTGATTAACATATTCTACTGGATCTGATTCTTTTATAGGATTAACTATTTCTAAAAGATTCCATTCTTCTAATAATTGTGCTATTTTGTTTCTTCTTCCTATATCATTTTCACTAAATTCGGATTCTAATCCATCTAAAAGAAACATTTCTTTGAAATGAACAATATAATATTTACCTTTTTTGTGTAAAATATGACAAGATTGGTATAAATTATTTTCTTTTTTAGATGAAATTCCTATTCTAGTTAATGTTTCTTTAATCTTAAGAAAATTCTCTTGATCGTCAAAGGTCACTTCCAGAAGATCATCTGGTGTTATTTTATTATTCATAACCTACTTTCCCTTATATTATTATGTTATTTTCACATTATTTATATTTTATCCTTTTTTGCCTTCCAAAATAGAGCATATTTTATCCAATTTATCCTTGGATAATATCGATACATACTCTTTGGCTTTTCTTTTAGAACAATCATAGTATTCTGACACACAATCTATCTCTGTGTTTTTTTCCTTTTTGGGCCATTTTGTGTATCTTTTTCTCTTTCTGATAGAAAATCTTAGATAATCATACTGATATTTTTTGGATAAAAAACCGTATTTATTCATATTATTCGAATAAAAAATAGTATCAGGGAATAAAGATAAGTGCTTATTTACCAAATAAGGAATATATTCCTTTTCAGAAGAAAAATCTTCTTCTAATAGATTTTTTTTACTATAAGTTATAGAATCTATAAAAGAAAAAACATTCATTTGAAATTAACTTCCATCATCATATGAACTAAACATGCTGATATATTGATTTCAGGATCTGCAACAAATGCTGCTTTATATTGATATTCTGCCAATATCAGTATTGCTGTTGGAATAGAAGACTCTTCTAATTTTTCGTTTAGAAGATCAAAAATTCCTCTAAAAATGAGAACAGAATCGTTATCAGAATTTTGAGAAATCCACGTTCTCACTGCACTAAAATCCTTCTTTTTCATAGAAGAAAAAAGAGAATTAATTTTATCGTTTATAGCATTCGATAGAATAGATTCGTTTATACTTCCTGTTAAAGATTGTCTCTGTAATTCATTCAATATTCTCCTAAAATCAGGAAAATATTTTACTATAAATTTCGCCAAAGACTTTTCATCATATGGTATTTCTTCATTTTCAAGAATAAATTTACATCTTTCAAAAAACTGATTGCATAATTCTGGTTTATCTTGCTTACTAAACGTAAAATCAATAACAGTACACCTCGAGTGTAGAGGCGATATGACCTTGTTCTTGTAGTTACATGTTAAAATAAATCTACAATTCTTGGAAAATTCTTCCATAAAACCACGAAGGGCAGGTTGCATACTATTCGGATTTGAGTAGTCAAATTCATCAAGTATTACAACTTTCTTAGACCCTGATAAAGAAATAGTGCTGGCAAAATTTCTTATCTTTGTTCTAAGTGTGTCTATGTTTCCATCTTCAGAACAATTTATGATTATATGATCAGCTTTCATCTCATTGCAGAGAGCTTTCGCCACGGTTGTTTTCCCACAACCAGGACCACCAGAAAGTAAAAGATTTTGTAGTTCACCAGAAAGAACCATTTTTTCAAATGGTTCTTTCAGTCTTTCTGGTAAAATACATTCTTTGATTTTCTGGGGTCTATATTTCTCAACAAATAGGAATTGATCTTTTGTTGTTTCCATTTCATTCATCAAAAGTAGAATCCGTTTCTAGTGCGATCCAATAAACAACACCAAGATTGTTATGTGTAAATCTTGCAACTCTCTTTGAACTCAAATCTACAGTATAGTCACCTGAGATAATTTTTAAGTAATCAGAGAGAAGATTCATAGAAAAATTAGATGGGCAATCTGTATCTCCAAGATTTATGGTAAACGAATCACTTGTAGTGTTTGACTTATCATGAACAAGAACTTCTAGTTCTTCGTTGTTGTTCTTTCTGAATGTAATATCAGACACACCAAGGACTGCTGATGCTTTTCTAATTTCACCAAGATCGTTCTGTGTCAATTCAAAAGAAACATTGACCTCTGGCATTTCTAATTTTTGAGTAGGAATGGTTAGAAGTTGTGGATCACAATAATGATACTTAATACTTCTATTATCATCAGAAATAGTTACATATTTTTCATGAAAAGTAAAATCTGGATCATCAAAAAGAGACACAGTTCCAAGAAACTTAGATAAATCAAAAATACCAAATGGTGTGTCGAATGTTTCTTCTACTTCTGCTGCTGCGAGAATGGTCTTAATAGGAGAAATTGTTCCTAAGACATTTCCATTTTGAACATAAATATTTGAATTTATATTAGAAAAGTTTTTAAGAATATCAAAAGTTGTTTTTGAAATTTTCATAGATGTTTTTACCATAATATAGTCCTTTATAAATTATTATTTACTGTTTTCAATAACATATTCTAAAGATAAATCCTTCTCAATCATCTCTTTGCGAGAATTATAATCATTGATTTTATAATTAGAAAATCCTGGCATTTTTAATGGACATTGAACTGTAGGATAATCTAGTTTAGAATAAGTTTCCTTCCCGTCAACCATAATATTAATTAATTGTGTCATTTTTTTATCACCACATCCACATGCACCACAGTAAAAAGAATCTTGGAATTTTATACTTCCTTTTCTTTTAGGACAGGGAGGTATATTTTTTGAAGGATCACCATGACAACTCAGCATTCTAAGTTCTTTGGTTTTTTGATTGCATTTTTTATCATCGATACCTCTTGATACCATAGATTTTGCAAAAGATTTTGCTTTCTCTATAAAAGAAGGTTTCTTTTCTTCTTCAGAAGCATCAGTTTTCTTTGTCATATCTTTTAAGTTTATTTCACCATTATTTACCATTTCTTTGAATTTTTCAGGTGTAATAGGAAAATACATTTTTTTATTATCGCTCATAATTATCTTCCTCTTCAAATTCGTTAAATTCTTCCAAATCATTAATTCCATAATTCAAAGAATCAACAATTTCATTCAAATTCTTGCGATTATCATGTCTTTGTTTTCTTTGAATCATTTTTCTATGGTTTTTCTTTTGCTTTCGCTCATCCATATCTTCATATTCATAGTTTCTACTTTTTTTCATGACTTTTCTTCTATTGTCTCCTTATTTTCAAGATAAGATAATTCTGGATAAATTTTTATAGCTAAATCCAAAGGTAAGTTTGGTATTTCTCTTCTTGTTAGTATTGCAACAAGAATTGCAGAATCGCTCCAGTGTATTCTTGATAAAATACCTTGTAGTATTCTTCTCATTCTTCCTAAGTGTATCTTCCATGCTTTATGTTTATCGGGATAATCAAAAAAGTAATTGATTCTATGATACTCTTTTAGTAGATTCGAATACGAATAACCATAAGGAGAATCGTCTTCCTTGTAATCTGGCATTTCTCTTATGAGAGGAACATAGTTCGGATCATATGCAAATCTGCATAATTGTGGAATTCCGGTGTGTTTATTATCTTTAAGTATTTTAATTTTTTTATTTTCGTCTTGTTGTTGTGCAACCAAAGACAGGATTTCACCAATATATTTTTGTGTTTTCATTTTTAAAACTCTTCAATAGTTTCCATGAGAGAAGCAAGATTATGCTCCATAAAGTAGTTAAATAGTTTTTCTTTTCCTTGTACCTCCGGTGGTTTATTATATTCATCTAAAATTGTTTTTTGATAATCAGCAGGAATCATTGTCAGATCTACCAATAACTTGTTTCTATCAAAATTTTCCTGTAAATGCTCTGGTACGTTTTCTTTCATTATATCGACTTTTTTCTGAGACAATGGCTTTTGTCTCTTATTATCTATAACAAAAGTATCAGAATCTGACAAAATATTTGGAATACCGTCTGATGAATCTCCTCTTAAAATGTGTTCTCGTAAGAAGTTAAGAGGATTTTCACAGTAAATAAAATTTTTATGAACAGGACTATATTGTTTGATATTTGGATATCTTTGTAATTGTTGAAAATCTTTATC